ACGGGACAAGAAGGCGTGTGACAAGCGTTTTTTTTGTTTTTAAGTCATAGCGTACAAGCGTCTCTAAGTCCGGCTGCGACACCCACAAACAATCGTAAGCATCGATAGTATTAAAATTTTGGTAGTCGCGGGCTGGCAAACCTGTGTCAACGAGAATCGGCGGCTCATCCCCGGTCAACTCGCCAGCGCCTATCTCAAATTCAAAATTAGGGACGCGATTGCCGTAATCCGCGAGCTGTAAATTTTCGAACACGATGTAGGCCTGTCCCCTATAAGCAGGGACGCGACCAACGCCTAGGGCGGCCTCCATTGTTGGGTCGGGCAGCTGCGTCTCTGTCCCCGAATAAAAAACGACGGATTCCGCGATGTCTGTGTTCGTCGTCGAGAAATTGGCGACCAGTTGGTTATTGGCCCACATACGACTAACGCCGACCAGCTCGCCCTCGCCTATGCTGATCGCCACATCGACCGCATAGGTATAGGTCGTCGTCTCTACCTCCGGGCCGCCTTTGCCGCCCTCGCTAGTTGTCGTGGCCGTCTCGCGTATTTCTGACGCCCATATCACGTTGCCAGCTACCCGCACCGCGCCGTAGACGACGGGGATTGGCGCGCCGTAGCTGGACGCTTGTAATTTTAGGTCGCCTAAGCGGGGGCCTTGTTGTTTAATCGCGTCCGGCGGGTCAACTAGACCGCCTAGAGCTGCGCCAACCGACCAGCCAATAGATGCACCAATCGAGCCGCCCATAAACCCGCCAATGCCAGCTCCAACCGCCCCTAATACCAGCCGCGCCATTATTCGACTCCCGGCAATTTATAGGCACAAACAACGTGCTGCCGCCACTGATCACTGAGGGCGTGCTCGACCACGCGGCGCGAGAGCGCGTAGGCGTGGATTATTGACAGGCCGCCATGCGCGTAGTCGCCAACAATGGCGAGATGCTGCGGATCCCCATTAAATCGCATCAACAAAACGTCGCCTACATCAATAGATGCCGCGTCAATCCGCGCCATGTGCGCGTGGCACTGCGTCATCAACGTGACGCCGTCGGGTATGCGATTGTACCCATCAACATTAAAATCCGCATCTACAACGCCAAGGTCGCGAGCAACGCCAATAACAAGGCCCACACAATCGCACCCAACGCCTTTGAGTCGCGCTTGATGCTGCCATGGTGTACCAAGCCACGTCCTAGCCTCTGCGGCCACCTGAGCGCGTTTAATCACGTCTGCGGCTCCTCGCTCGGGGCCGCGTTGTTGTACCCGCTCGCCGTCATCACATCATTGCCGGGCAGGTATGGCTCGCCGCGGAAATTGATCGCATTGGCAAATTTTCCAACACAGTCGCGTAAAAATTGTTTTTGACATCCGGCGATTGCTGTAAACGTGTCACCCACTGCGATTGTGTACGGCATTGGGAGCGCGAGAGTAAAAACGCCACGCGAGTATGCAATGACCTCCATGGCCAGTCCGCTGTTTTGGCCGCTCAAAAACGTCACGCGCCCGTTTGTGCAGTAGTCATCCGGCAGCGTGAGGGCCGCCGAAAAACTTTCTTGAGTCAGGACGCTGGCGACCGTGCCGCTGTGTGTGTACGCGGCCAACGAGACCTTGCACCGGGCATCGCCGAGCGATGCCCTGCACGTCGGTGAGTACAGCTCACCTACGACCTGCTGTAGGTTTTGAGCCAAACCGCGCAGCTCTGCGGTGTAGGCCACTCGCCCTGTTTTCACCTCGCCCAATCTGCCCGAGCGCATTTTGATTTGACCCATAGATAGGTCAGACCAGTTGACCATAAAAATCTCTATCGCCGCGTAATCCCACAAGCCAGCGGCGATGTCTGCCTCGGTAATCACAGACGCGTCAAGCATGCCGTCGACGTCGAGATTGTCAACTGCCAAATCCGCGTTTGATGCAATCGCGGACGGCGTTATGCCTGTCGCTGCGGCGTATGTGCGATTGCCAAAAACAATATCGGACGAATGCGACGTGAACCCGTAGACCGTGCCATTTTGCAACGTGGCCAGCCAGCATGTCGCGAGCGTTGTGGTCTCGCTCGCAAGATGCTCCTTAAGCGCCTCAGAAACGGCCTTCAAGCTCTGATCTCCGTTAAGCTGATGTCACCCCACACATATCGGCGCGGCGACGTCTGTACGACCTGCAATCGCATCTCGTCAGAATCAAAACGCGCCGGAGTATCAAACTCGCCAGCCCATGCCGTAGGTGCTCCGCTCGACACCGTGACAATGCCAGTCGCGTGATTGATGCTGACGCCGCTGCCACCTGTGACTGTGATCGTGCCTAAGACGGGTTTGACGATTTTTCGATCATGCGAAAACGCGCCCGCGCCATAGCGTTTATGCATTTGGTATGTAGTGGCGTTGATTGCTACAAAAACGCCCTGCGATGCCGTAGCCTCGTAGTCTGTCCAGTCTCTAAACCGGAATCCGTGTGCCTTGCCATTGGTGACGTGGAAAAACGCCGTCAACACGTCGGTCAGCGCACGGTCTTTGGGCGCGTGATTGCAGCGCCACGACCTTCGCGCCTGTGCCCAATTTTGATTTCTCGACTCGTACCCGCCCGCGTTAATAACGACCTCGGTCGAAAACGCGGGGCCGCCCTCAAACTCATAGGTCACGTCATCCGGAAATCGTGGCGTCTCTAAAAACATTATCTATTTCTCATCCCGGCGACTACAGCCGCGTGCATGCGCGCAGAAATTTGACTCTCTGAGGCGCGGAAGCTATTGGCGTCCGGGGTTGAAATGTTAAACGTGATGTTGACATTAGCGCCGCCGCTGTTGCCACGCACGCCCAGCCGCCCGCTGCTATCTCGCGCCAGCGGCATTATAGCCTCGGGCCCCGCCTCGCCCATCATCGCCGGATTAAAAAATGTTGTGGTGTCTACAACGCCATTTGTAAACGCGCCGCCCTTGGCGTACCCCTCGCCGGGTAGTGTAAACATGCCGCCGGCTGTTTGCCCACCGAAGCCGCCGCCACCGCCAAAAAATGATGAGAATAAATTTAACAATCCACCACCACCACCGCCACCGCCCAACCCCTTGAAGAGCGAGCCCGCGATATCCTGCGCTGCCAATCGCGAGATTTGTGAGACGACGCTCCCCACAAAATCGTTGAACGCATCTTTTGCTGATTTTGCACCAGTCACAAACGCCGCGAACGCATCGGCGGCGCTGCCAACAAAAATGTTGTCAAATGCCTGCCCCAATAAATCAGTTGACGCCCTAAGCTCCTCGATGCGCACGCGCAGATTTTCTGCGTCCTGCAATAGTTTACGGTTGCCGGACTCTTGCGCGATTTTCAGCCGCACCTCATAGATGCGCTGTAGCTCCTCGACCTCACGCGCGCGCGCCTCGCTACGCGCCTGCAATGACCCTAGCTCAGTGGTCGCGCCGTTCCGCTGCGCGATGCTCACCAACGTCTCGGAGTTTGCACGCTGCTGCGATATACGATCAGCCTCCTCATTGAGCGCGTTTATACTGGCCTGCGCAACGGTGTACGACCGCAGCCTATCGAGCTGGGCGACCGCCTCGTCGCGTCCCTCCACAACTAGGCGCAGCCGTATCTCCCTGTTCGCCTCATCAAACCTGATCGCGGCTGCTTCTGATAGGCTGCCCTCTAGCTCCTGCACCGCTGCGCTGTTTAATCGGATTTGTTTTTCTAAATCCTCAAACGATTTTTTCTGACGCGCAGCCTCGTCTACCGCCTGATCGCCTGCGGCGCGTTCGAGTGCTCTACGTTTTTGGAGTACGTCTGCAATTTTATTTTCTGCATCGAGCTTGTCGTTGGTTTTGGCAGCACGATTTTTGTAGTCCTCCAACGCGACGATCTCAGCATCAAGCGCCGCGATTTGAGATTTAATCGCTTGCTCTTGTAGCGTTCTTCGCACGGCATAATAATCTGCAAACGAGATCGCACTGTCAGCGAGCTGCGCATCAATCGCCTTAAAATTTGATGCCAAAATATCGCGCTCTTCCGCGCCCGCTCGTTCAAGCGCCTTGATTTGGCCGTCAAGTATTTTTTTGCTGCTGTCTTCAGCGCCAGCGCCCGCGCCGCGCTCGCACGATTTGCCGTTCCAGCGCCCGCCCGTCATCTCACACACCTGCTGCGCCATCGTGTTGTTCGCAGGGACCGGCGCGGCAGCCGTTTTGGTGGCGTCACCAATCGCTTTAATTTCCGCTTCTAGCTGCACTTTGCGCGTGCGAGCCGCCTCAATCGCGACCTCGATACCAGCGCGAGAGTTGGTCTCAAACAAAGAGCTTTGCAGCCGTTTCGTCTCGGACTCAATCTGACGATTTACAGACGCCAATTCTTTTTGCAATTTGTTCAGCGGCGCGGTGTTGACGTCCGACACCGCCTCCACCATCACGCCACCAATACCGACCAAAACCGCCTTTAATGTGCCGCTCTCTTTTTGCGCCTCTCGCATCGTGCCAACAATGCGAGCGAGCGCAGGCAGGGCCTCGGACGCGAGCTGCGTCCACACCGCGTTGCCTGATGCCCTCAACTCAATGAGCGAGTCATTAAATTTATCAGCCTCGTCCGCGGATTGTTTTGTGACTGGATTTAGTTGTCGCCCAACAACAATCATCCGCTCAAGCTCTGCCGCGCCCCCGCTCAACAGCGGTATAAGCGCGTCAAAGCCCTTGCCGAGGCGCGTGGCTATCTCTACCCTAGATTGCTCGTCGAGCGCCTCAAACGCCGTTGCGAGCTGAATTAGAGCGCGTTCTGGGTCTCGGGCCGTCACGCCCAAAACGGATAGCGTTGCCTGCATCGCTTTGTCGCCGTCAGCGGCGGCGATTTGCGCTTTTTGCAATCGTTTTAATCCGGTCGCCAGCCCCTCTAGGCTGGTGCCAGATTGTTCTGCGGCGATTTTTAGAGCCCCCAACGTCTCGACTGACACCGCCGTTCGTTTGGACAAATCGTTGAGGTCGTCGAGCTGGGTAATGGCACCAGCAAATTTGTTAAACGCGGTGGTAGCCAGGCCAATAGCGCCAACCGCCACGCCAAGTCCGGCGAGCACGCTGCTTGCCTTGCTTGCCGCGCCCTCCATTTTTGTAAATGCCTGCGTAGTCGAGTCGGCGGCGCGCTTCATCGCGGCGCGTAGTTCCGCGTCGTTTACCGCAATTTCGATCCCCAGTGATCCAACGCGCTTACTCATTCGTCACCCTTGCTGCTGCTCAAAATAATCGCGGATTTGCTCAAGTCCAAAAACAAAATTTTCGATGTCCCGCACGCCCTGCAACTCTACTATGAGCGGCAGCGCCGCCCAATCAATCCCGCCCATGCGCCGCCACGCCTGCACGACCTGAGCGTTTTCCGGCGACAACTCGACTGGCCTAATGCCGGGGGCGCGTTTTTTCAGCGCGTTTATCTCAAGCCAGCCTACTAGTTTTTTTGCTGTTCAGCCTGCGCCGTCATTTGCGCCAATGTCGCGGCCACAATGGCGGCCACAATCGCCGCCGACCAGTCAACGCGATCAACAATCAACTCGCCAAAAAGCGCGGCGTCCCATGCAACGATGTCATCGCCGCCGCCATCAATGATGTCGCGCTCGCGCACGTTGTCCCAACCAGTGACACACTCTCGGCAGATGTCGGCGTCCCTAGCGACGGCGCGATGCATCTCGCCAAATCGCGAGACGGTTGGGCGCGTGGCAAAAAATACCACGCTCCCCGATGTAATCCGCACGGCGCGTGCCGCACGGATTTTGTCAATAATGGCTTGGCTCATGCTACAAATACTGCTCAGGCGCTGCCAACTTGATCGACATTTGTCCAGTGGCCAAAGCGCCGACCGACCCATCGAGCCCACGACCGCCCGCGACGTAGCCAGTGCAAATTAAAATCGTACCAGTCTGCAACGTGATTCGAAACGCTGTGATTGATTTTTTGGCCGATGCAGCGCGCACGGCCTTGGTCGTGACGGATGTTGGATCACTAATCGTGTTGAGCGTGATTGTGGGCGCGTCGTCGAGTCCAAAAACCTCAAATTTTTGGTTGTTGTGGATAGTGGTCACGTCAATCGCGTTCGGAGTAGGCTCCGGGTAATTGAGGCTGGTGAGGTTATCAAATGAGTGCCAGCTCGAGATTTTGTATGCCGATCCACCGGACGCGTATGTGCTAAACAGCGTCGAGTCTAGGCCCTCGGCCACAAACGAGACGGTCGTGCTAACCGATTTGACTCGCACCACGCGCCCGTTGATCTCTGGCATACCAACTACGCCCTCGATAAAAACGTAATCGCCAATGGCGAAGTCGTGCGTGCATGTAATAACCGCCTCGGTCGCCTTGGTGATCGCGGTGATGATTTTGGCCGTCCCCCGCGTGTTTTCCATGTCGACTTTAGTGTTGAGTAATAAAATATTTTGTCCCATGATCTGCTCCTATAAAAAATTAAACCTGCAATTGTGTTGCTAATGCCAAAACCTAAACGCGACGTACTCTAAAAACTCATCGGTATCTGGTGCGTAATCGTCCTCAGGCGCGAGGATTTCCTCCCACACCAATCCCGCCGCCGTCGATGTGATGCGAGTGCGCAGCGCGAGCGCGATTGCAGATGCATCGCGTTTGCGATTTGCCCAACACTCAAAAATCACGTCGTGTCTAGTGATGCCAGCGTACCCGTGGATTGTCATGATTGGTTCCGACGTCCGGCTATAAATCACAAACGGTTTTTTGGCGTCCTGACTGGCCCCCTGCGGGTGTACGGCAAACCCTAGCGCGGGAGCGGCTGAGAGCGCGGCGATGATGGCTTCGTCAATTGTTGTCATTTCAGCGCGGTCGGATTGGCCAAAATAACCTGCATCGTCTCGGAAAATTTGTCTAGCGCCCGCGTTGACGCAGACTCAAACGCATTGAGCAAAAACGGATTGCCCTCAACGCGCCCGGCAGCCCCGCGCCGCCGTGCTGTGATGCCGCCCTGATTGGATTTTGATCTGCGCGGGACGACTCGGTGCCCATCATGCACCCAATTGGCGTAGAACGCATCTTTGTTGATGCCCCTCTTGCCGACCCGCTGAAATTTTTTGCCGCGCAAAACGGTCACCAAAAATCCCGTCGATGTGGCGGTATTAAGTTCCCGCGCTCGTTTGACGATTATGGCGCGTTTTAACGTGCCTGCCGGGCGTTTATTTTTGCCGCGCATAGGCGTAGCCCTCACAGGGGCCACGCGCCGCGCCTCGGCCAAATAGACGCTCGCAGCCTGTCGAGCAGCGCGAGCAATAACGCGCCGCTTGATTTTGTCGGGTAGCTCCCGATAAACCGTTTTGAGTTCGGCCAGTCCGGTAGTTTTAAACTCAATCATGCGAGAGTCGTCCTATGTTGCATCTACACTAGGATCGGCCGTATGCCAATCCGCCGGCAGCTCGTCGATTAAATCGTCGGTCGTGATAACGAGGTCGCCGTTTTGATACACGATGTTTGACCCCGCTGGTGTGTCCCCGATTGCAACCTCGCCTGCTTCTGGCGCATCGTGTATTGCCAGCGCGGCCTGCTCGCCGTCTGGGTGCCGAACAACACTCCACCAAAATGAGGTGACGCCCTCGCATCCCTGCTGACGAGCCTTCTCAGCGCTGATACCAGTTGCCATCTCCAGAGCACTAGCGATTTCCGGTGTAGTAATAAAAAATTTATTCATGTCTGTCCCCTATTTTTGAATCATGAAACTGAAATTGTATAGTAACCGCCCTGATTACGCTCAAGGGTTTGACGGTCGGTGGTGGAGAGGACGGAGGGGAAGGCTACGACTTCTGCAATCGGGCCGCTAAAATGCGGTAGGGTTGTGCCCGAAAGCATTTTTCCGATAATGAATGGGGTGCTAGCCATTGGCCCTGTAGAGCCTGTTCCCGTAGCTATGGAAGTTCCATTCCTAAACAGTGCCGTCGCGCCAGACTGCGCCGTTCCCACCAAAATTTGAGCGCCGGTAACTGATGGGGCTTCGATTGTGTCACCCGACACAGGGTTCCAACGCATTGTGTTAGTTCCGGTAATAAAGAAACCAAAACGAGCGGTCAAATCTTCTGAACCCACAATGCCCTGTTGCGGTGGTGTGCGAGAAGAAGTTTGTGTAACAACGGCCAAAGTTGCGTTGCTTGTAATCCCCAGCGTCGTGCTTGCAGTTGCGAGTCGGTCATCCACGCCATCAAACAAGATGGCAGGCTTTCCGCCTTGCGTTTGCAAAACACCATTAACGAGGAGGCGCGGCTGGTTGCCTGCCGTGGTCTGCGTGGCATTGCGCCCGTTGCCGGATTGGTCGTACAAAGTGGTAACAAAGCCGCTGCCACCACCGACAAAACTA